ACAGCATCAGGCAGCTGAGCGGTATACCAGCGGCGTAACGCTTCATTTTCATTGAGTAATCTCCCGATAGTCGCTTCCCGTCTTGCCCTCTCCTCGCCCGCAGTAACAAGCTCTTCACGGAGCCTGACCTGGGCGTTTTCGTTTGCTCTGGCCATCCGTTGCGACTGGGACAGCTGATGGTTGAGCGTGGCGAGGGCATTTTTTTGTTCGCTGGCGACCCGGTTAGCCGTGGCTAAGGAACGGGACAGGGTCTGGTTGTCATGACGAAGCCACAGCGCGATCGCCAGCAGCCCGGCCAGCAGCAGCATGAGGACTCTCATGGCAGCCCCTTCATGCACCAGGCCTTTTCGCGGACACGGCGGTTTTCCAGACCGGTGTTTTTGACGCCGTTGACGTACACCCAGCGGGTAAGCTCGCCGCATGCCTGCGACCACTGTTTACGCTTAATAAAAGACACCAGAGTCGAACGGCAGGCGGCGCCTGCGCCAACATTAAAGGTAAAACTCACCAGCGCGTCGTAGACACGCGGCGGCATCTCCACCGGCGCGCACGCCGTCAGCCGTCGCTCAACGTTGAGCACATCAGCAACCAGATTTACCGCGGCCTCACGCTCGGTAATGTCCCGCGTCGGCACAACGTTTGCCGTGTGGCCAATGCCTGACGTCCATACCCCAGCGCTGCACCGATAGGGCGAGAGGCGACAACCTTCGAGATCGGCAATCAGCGCCAGCCCCTCAGGGGACGTTTTCAGTAAACGAAAATCGGGCATCAGCACCGCCAGAGCCAGCACGCCGGCGACGCTGCAACGCTTAATGATTGAGTTCACGAATGCTCTTCTTATCGAGGCCCAGCGACTGGAGATAGCGCCAGGTTTTTCGCTTAAACCAGTAGTTCGTCAGCGCGGTAAAAATGGCGCAAACACTCCCCACGTACAGCGCGACCTTTTCAGGCGACATCGCCCCGAACCAGGCCAGCGCCACGGCCAGCCAGTAGGCGATAAACGTGGTGATTTTCTCCAGGCTCAGTCCCATAGATTTACGGATTCTCTGGTGGGGGCGCTATTTACCTCCGGCATCTCTACCGGCGTGCCGTGAGGCAAGATAACGCCTGACTCCGCGAGGCCAGGATTGGCCTTCAGAACGGCTTCTACGACGCCAGCCGTGCGCCCATAATAGCGGGCGCAAACGGCATCAAGCGTGTCCCCCTGCATTGCATAGATCTTCATCAGACGCTCCCAACATCCGGTTACCAGGTACTGAAGAGTTTCCCTGGCTGGCGGCCTTTTCGCTATCGCTGACGGATGGACAATCGCGGACACAACAGACCGTCCACAAGCAGCGAAGCGTGGGTCAACGAAAGCGCAAAATCTGAATGAGGGCGTGCGTTCGGGTAATGACGCTGGGCTAGCGCCAGCTCTCGTCTTCCCAGACTTCCCGGAGAATATTATCCAGCATCTCGCGATCGGCTTCTCCTTCAAGCCCCTGGAGCTCTACTCCCGTCATCGATCCTATTTTCACGGTCACCCGCGATGACGGGAACAGGGACCTTATTCGGCGGGTCAGTTCGTTCTGGAAGGCCTCGACGACGCCATGGCCAATCTGCTGGTCTTTATCAAGCGTAATGTTCACCCGAACGTTACCCTCTTTTTTGATGCGTTCCGGAACAGGCGATGCTGAGAAAACAACGGTAAACGCGTTGTTTTTGATTAAATTTCCCCGCGCAATCTCAGCAATCAAATTCAGGGCAATCTCACGATCTCTTTCCTGACATGTTCCTTCTGTCGTCAGTCGAGCAATCATCTCGACGCGTTCAATCATGACCTGCTCGTTCAACTCTCTGTCCACACAACCTCCACCACGAGATACTGTATAAACATACAGTAGCACGTATTCATAAAAAGAGTGAAGCGAAAAATCAGAACTCTTCACGGTATGTGCATGATATCGATGGAGATTAGCGTGCTCTCAGAGCGAACAGATCCGATAAATGCCCAATACGTTCAAGCATTTTCCGCGCCTTATGCTGATAAGAACGCGCTGCCGGAAAGAGCGTTCCGTCAGCTGCGCCTCTGCACCATTTGTCGTTAAAGCGGCTTACGCCGCCCGCCATAAGATGCAGGGCCTCTGCGCGACTGATGGCGATTCCGGTGGCGAGCCGAACTTCATCAATCACCTTCTCCGGGACCCCGTTCTGCGGATCCCGCTCGTAGACAAAGGGCGCCGCTGCGCCGGGCCGGATGTGCCTGATACGCTCGGTTAATGCCCGTCTCGCACGCCGGTTAAGGGGTTGAGAGAGATCGCTCAGCGTACAGTTATTGACAGAACTCCGAGAAGGCGCAGATACATCCTCAGGCTCCTGGGCCCGCTTCGGCACAATTTTCCACTGCGTGAGCCGGGTTAAAACCGGGCTGCCCGCGCCGACGGCGGCATCGTACACGCCGCGGATGCGGACCGTTTCTTCGCCGTACTGGTTAAACCCGGTACCCGGCTCATACAGCGTACGCACCTGTAAATCATCGCGACGCACAAACGGGCCGCCCTGTGCAGTGACGTAACCCGCCCAGTCACCAGCGTCGGCAGCTTCATGGACGGCAGCAAACTCGACGCTCAGACCACGCGCGGTCTCTGCGTCAGCCAGTCGGCGCAGCTCGCGGTAGACCGTTACCGGCGCGCCGCCGATGAACTGAAACTGGCGAATGTGCCAGCGCCCTGCCCAGGCCGATACGGCGGACGCCGTCTCCTTCAGCAGGCCGCCGCTTTCGTTATCGGTCTCACCATCGAGCGCATAGCCGTCGATATTCTTTGAGATGTATTTGGCGATATATCCGGTAGCGCTGCCTTTCTGCGGATCGATCGCGTCCGCGTGAAAGCGAGCCTGTCTGGCGCTTTCGCTCTGCAGCTCAGCGGCATCCTCCTCCCGGGCGTAGTCCCCTATAATCCGGCGAACGCATTCGACGTCTTCCGGCCGCATAAACACCAGCATGTGCCAGTGGGGCGTACCGTCGTGATGGGGTTCCGCGACGCGGATACCAAAGATACGGCGACCTTCCCGGTGCAGCTTTGCGCGGATGCGCGCCCACACCCGGGTGAGGTAGCCTTGCGTATCCGCCGGGCTGGCCCCGTTCCACTTCGCGTTGGGGTAGCCCGATTTCACGGTAGCGTGATACTGCGCGGGGGCGGTTAAGGTATAGAATTCGCCCACATAGCCCAGCGCCTGGCAGATATTTTCAAACCCGCGAATGCGGGTCATGAGTTCACAGCGACGTATCGCCGGGTTGGCCACCGAACTATCGTATTTTTCAATCAGGCTAATGCGGTTGCCCTCTTCATCTTCCAGCTCCATGCCCTTGAGAAATTCACGGGTGCGGCGCTTCTGCTCGCGCCACTCGGTCACGCAGCGTTTGCTCGCGTACGCCATTCTCTTTTTGCTGACGTTGCCGAGGGCAATCTGCAAATGCTCGCGCCAGGCAGCCGCGATCCGACGTAAACGCCCGCGCCACCACGCCTCGGAAAACATCCGCATCACCGCGGCGGCAACATCGTCTTTGTTGAAAAATGTCTTCGACACCCGCTCCCAGTGCGGAGGCGACACGTTGAACTGCCGGGCGATCAGTCCGGCGCGCTGATACCAGATGAAGAGCGTCTGGTATTCGCCCATATCAGCATCGTTAATATTCGCCAGCTCGCCGCGAATAAAGCTGGCAATATCGGCGGCCAGCAGGTCGATATCCGCGCGGGACATATCCGGCAGACGGTTATAGCGGGCAACCAGTTCAACCATTCGCGAGGCAAGGTACTGCAGAAGCTGGGTATCGAAATGGCCTTTAAACACGGCTCGGGAGACTGCGTCATGCAAACCTGCGCAGGCATAGCGTTCAGAGACCCGCCGCAGGCGGGGCAATATCCTGTTGCAGAAGCGGATCAAAAAGGCGTTAGCCTGGGGATTGCCCCGATGCTGTTCGAGGGCGTCAACGGCGCGCCAGACCTCAAAACGCACGCAGTCAGGCTGCTGTGAGAGGGCCATTCTTGCCTGCTGCAGCGCCGCGAAGAAGCGATCGCGACGCTGCTGCTGGGCATGGGTAAGATAAGGGCTGGCAATGGCCGTCCGCGGCGCATTCCACGGATAAGCGAATGACGTAGCCAACTCACCCTCCCCGGACGTGTTTATTTTTCATCTCCGCGATCTCCTGACAGGCGACGCACAGGGCCACGCCGGGCACCGCCATACGGCGCGCCTGCGGTATTGGAGCCTCGCACTCCTCGCAGAAGAAACGTGAAGGCGATGCGGGTCGTCTGCGGGCGCTATTAATGTGGCGCTCTCTGTCTTCCTGCTCGCGCGCCTGGGCAAGATCGATAAAATCGGCCATCAGTGCAGCTCCTGGGATTCACGCTCGTAGCGGGCCGCCTCGTGGCACAGCAGTTCGGCAACGTCTTCTCCGCTCATGCCGGTTTTGTAGATCTGGCTTGCCAGCGCCTCCAGACGCAGGGAGACCGCAAGGGCGCGCGCGCATCGTTCCTCTTTTTTTGCCTCCATCAGCAGACGTTGCAGTTCTTCACTTCCGATCGGATAAGGGCGGTTTTCACTGTGTCGCATTACGCGTTCTCCTTAAATTCAGGCAACAGGGTGCCCGGCGGGTTGACGCCATTCGTTTTTGGGTTGGGTTACAACGGCATGGTCAGCCGTTCAGGAAATAAACTCACAACAGCACGAAAATGATTCATCGCGGTAATTAGCGCTCTTTTCTCCTCTGTGGTCAGCTCGCTGATATCGCACTCATGACGGGCGACGGGTAATCTCGCCAGGAAAAAGAGAGCGGCCAGCGCCCTGCTGTTCTCCTCAAAAAAGGGATCGCGCTTATCGCGCATGTCGGCCATAAACCGCGCCAGCTCTTTCCCGCTATCGCTCCCGTAGCGGGCGCGCAGTTCAGCGATGTGGTTAAGCCCGCTAAGACGCGCCCCAACGCTTAGTGGAACCCTTGCACGGGCAGCTTCTATCGCCATATCTCCCCTCGCGTAAATGTATGCACGCTAATGCGTTCAAAACGGGCAGAGCACGGCTTTTTCCGCCGTTTGAGGATTGCGATTTCGGAAGCCATGCTGCATGATTCCCATTTTGATAATGCCTGCAATCATTAGCCTCAGTTTGCCAACGTCTGCCGCTGATTGCCCGAATTTGTAATGATACTAATACCCAAATGAGTATTAGTAAACACCCAAAGGAATATATTTTGATACTAGATTCTCAAGTGAATAATGAAGAATTGCTCGATAGAATCTGTCAGGTATATGGTTTCACGCAGAAAATCCAGCTGGCCCGACACTTTAATATCGCCGCCAGCTCGCTTCAGAACCGCTACGCGCGCGGTACCATCTCTTACGACTTTGCGGTTCAGTGTGCGCTGGACACTGGCGCCAGCCTCCGCTGGCTGATGACCGGCCAGGGTGCGCAGTTTGCAGGAAACCCCGCCCCGGGCGATCCCGTTTCGGTTGCGACATTCACACTCAGTGACGGAAGGCTGGAAGAAAATTCCATTTTGAGTATCGACGCTGCTTTCTTTAGCAAACCGCTGACGCGCGGCATCGCCGTCCGCGCGGAGGGGAAACTGCACTTTATCGAAAAAGAGGCGTCGTTAACCGACGGACTGTGGCTGGTTGAGATTGAAGGCACCGCCAGCATCCGCGATCTGACGCTGCTGCCGGGGAAAAAACTTCACGTGGCGGGCGGCAAGGTTCCCTTTGAATGCGGTATCGACGAGATAAAAACGGTAGGGCGCGTGGTGGGGATCTATAGCGAAGTAAGCTGAGGATACTGAATCCAAGGCTGACGAGATTCGCCAGCCTTTTGGTTGATTTTAAACGCTATTTTTCGATGTAGTTGTAAGAAGTCAGAATTCCTTTGTCAGAAAAATCGACGGACAGGTGCTGCTTGCGATCCAGATTAAGAGGAATGATGAGATAGATACGACGATCGATGATCTGCGACGTATACTCCCAGTGGCGCGTATTATTGTAGTCAGCCGTATTTGCTGGTACGCCAAAAGCAATCAGCACATCTTTGCGGGTCGTGACCTCTGGGACCAGCTTCTGCTTTATCTCTTTTTCCGAATACTGAGCCAGGCTTGTCGCCTTGGTTCCGTCGTAGTTCGATGCACATGAGGCGCTCAGGAGACAGGCTAACGCCACACCTAAAAAGTTAATGGCTTTCACTGTACAAAATCCTTTTCAACATAAATGCCATTGACGGTATCAAGCGCGACTTCTTTCATATAAAGCACGCAATATCCCGTTTTATCGCTATAGCTAATATGCCCTTCGTAGATCTTTTTCTTTTCTGGCGTGAAAGTCAGCGATACATTACATCCCTGATATAAAGCGTGCTGGATAGTGGTTTTTTCATCTGGCACAATCAACGTTTCGAAATAATCTTTATCGTATTTCTTCCCCGTGACTTTAGGGAGACCAATATCTTTCGTCGACCCAAGGAAAGGGTTCAAATAACGATTGTGCTTAAGTACCCACCCACCTGTTTCTTTACCAGATTTATCATACTGATAGATGCCATAACTCATCGGCGGCCCAATGAGACGAAGCTTAGCGACATCCTCGCTACTCGGCGGTGGCGTGTACATTTTCGGCTCAGGAAAGAAAGTACTGCAGCCAGAAAGACTCACTATTGCTGGAATAATTATATATTTTAAAAATCGCATACCGTTACCTTTATATATATCCTTGCTTATTTTTCAGAGAGACACCCCGAGGCATTAACATCCCTGAATGCTATTAACAAATCACTCATAGATATAAAGGTCAACTAAAAAAAATAAATTTAGGTTTAGTGTAATAAAAATGCGCGTGCCGTTGGATTTTGAAGAGTTTATTAATACTTTCTGTACAACGAATCGCCAATGTTGGCTCACTCTTCAAGCGTGGTAACACTGGCAGAGCGGGAACCGTAAACTCAAACCCTCCTGTTCCTTTACTCACAAACTGCAAAACTAAAGAAATCCCCCATCGCGCCGATCATCATCCGTGTGTATTATTTCCTGTAGCTTTTACAACAACTAACCTTAACTCAAATACTTAAGCGCCAAAGCGAA